TAAAGTTGCTACAGATAAAGATGTAGCACTTTCAAAAAAAGATACTTTAGATGAAAAAGAACACGACATCTATAAAAATCGTATTCAATTCTTTTACGATCACATTGAGTTAAAAAAGAAAAACCCCGAGTATTATGAGTTTGTTGATATTAAGTTTGATAAGTTGTTAGCTTTGTATGAAACACCAAATCCTAGAGACGCTTTTTATATGGCCTTTTTTGGTGTGACTTATGCTCAAAAGATGAGACAAGAAGAAGCTGAATATAATAATTTTGATGATGAAAAAACAGAAACTAGAAAAGTTGAAGAAGCGACACTATAAGTGGATAAAATCACTTGGTGTTAATATTGATTTAGATACTGGTAAAGTAAATAATACCTTTGAGGGTTATGATATGCCAGATTTAAAATGTAGGCCATCTATACCTTGTGGTAATAGAATTGGCGGTAGTACAGCTAAGAGAGTTTACGCTACACAAATTCCTGCTGGTAAAACTATTAGTGTGGCATATAATAAAGGGCCTTATATGATCGTTGACGCTAAGGACTTTAAAACTATGGGGAGGAAAGTGTGATGAATATAAATCTAAAATATTCAAATAATGTTGAAGGTGATTATAAAAAACTTTCAAATGGTAGAAAATCATATATTAAAAATAGAGCAGATAAAAACAAATTATCTGTAAGTGATTATTTAAATAAGAAGTACGGAGGTAAATAATGGGTCACGCTAAAAAAAGAGGCACATATGAAGAAAGAGTCGCTCAATCTAAAAAAGGCATAAAATCTTATGAACAGTTTTTAGAGGCAAAAGAAAAAGGTGAATTACCAAAAGTGAAAAAGGAGAACAAATAATATGAGAACAATGATGTTATTAACAATCATTACTTTAATGACTATGGCAGTTGCTAAGTCAGAAGGAAGTATGGATTCAAACAACAGAAATCCTGGTAAAGATAAAGTTAATTATGAAGTTTGTGAAAGTAAGACATCTTGGTTAGAAAAAAACTGGTGTGAAACAGTTGAGTTTCAAAAACAAGGTTTTAATCAAAGTAAAATAGACCTATCTAAAACAAAAGAAGATTTAAAGAACTTACCTGGTAACACGGTGAACTTTGTAAAACAAACACCAGAAAATGTAAGTAATTTTGTAAAAGATACAAGTAATGGTATCTCTAATTGGGCAAGTGGTGAGTGGAACTCAATTAAAGATTATCAAAAGAAAGCGTGGTCAAAATAATGATAGGTGATTTTATTTGCTCAAGTGCCAATGATGGTACACATTATTTTAGACCAGTTTCAGCAAGGGCTGAAGTCTTTTGGAAAGAAAATAACTTTACTCAAAAGTATGTTATTGACAACACCGAAGATTATTATATTGTTAAAAGTGTAAATAGTGAGATAATTTGTAATGCGATACGTGAAGCTGATATGGATTTTACTAGTTAGTTTATTGCTAACTAATTGTTCCACAAATAGAACTACAATGGGTGCTGTGTTAGGTGGATCAACCACAACATCTGTATGTGTTGAAATGGGTGTTGATAATCCATATGCTATAGGTGCTTGTGCTTTGGTTGGTGCTTTTAAAGGCGCTGACCTTATGTACAAATCAGATTATGATGTTCACAATGCTGTGTTTGTAGATCATTTAAATACAGGTCCAGAAAAACAATCATATACAAATTGGTACAATACTAAAACAGGCAATAGTGGCATTATTAAAACAAGTAGCTCATATATGAAAGGTCCTTTTAAATGTAAAGACTATGACGCTACGGTAGATATTACACAACAATGGCCATTAATTGGTATTGGTAGTCCTAATAGAAGAGCTGTGTTTGGTACAGCGTGTCAGTTACCAGATGGACAATGGATTGAAAAAAGATGAAAATTAAAAAAGATAGTCATTTAAGAGATAGTTTGTTTTGGTATATTATTATTATAACAGTATTTTATTTTAGTGTAATATTTTTAGGTATATCAAAAGCGGAAGAGATTTTATATTCAAAAATTAAAACGATTGAACCAAATGAGGTCAATGGACAATATTGTTATGTTAAAGTTGAGATTAAACAAGAGGGTGATAATATTGTTAAAAAAGAAGTTTTGGAGTGTGCTGACGGTAAAAAAGGTATTGAAACACCAGGTTATTGGGAGTTATTTGCTCAATTTTATTATAGAGACACATCAGCTCCAGAATATTGCCGATACTATAGTCGGCCAAATCACGTCTTTAAAACACCAGGAAAGACGTGTTTAAAAATAAATGGTGAATGGGAGGTTAAATGATTAAGAATATAATCATAATCTCACTTATACTGATTATTGTAACTGGAATGTCTGGAAGTGAGTTTTTAGACTACATTTCAATGGGACTTGACAAATTACAAGATTTAGTATATACTGTAAAGAGTGAGGTAAATTAATATATGATGAAACAATTAAAAGTTGTAATGGTAGTTTGTGCTGGTTTATTACTAGCTAATTGCTCTTCAACTTACAATATAAAGTCTGAAAAAGGTAAGACTTTAAATCAAGTACCAAAATGGTATATGGCTGACTTTTCTGAAAAGAAAGCTTGTGATACTTCTACCTTTGGCAAAAATAAAGATAGAGAATGTATCTTTGGTGTAGGAACTGCTGTATCACCTGACCTTAATCTAGCAATAGAAAAAGGTATGATGATTGCTAAGGCAGAATTGGCCGACATTATCAAAGGTGAAATGAATAAATCAAGTAAACAATTCATAACTGAACTTGGCAAAACTAATACAAAAACAGTTGTTAGTGAAGTTGAGTCAACAATAGTAAACTTGATTAAAGATACACCTGTTAGAGGTTATGAAATCTTTGCTAAAGATGTAACTATGACGACAACTGGTTACTATAGAGCTTGGATTGGTTTAAGGTTACCAATGGGTGAGTTTAATAAGATGTATAACTATACCATTGAGGAAGCTGTTGACGCTTATAATTTAAAAACTAAGGCAAATATAGCTTACGAAAACCTTATGAAAAAGGATAACTCTAATGGAAATAATAGTTTACAGTAAAAATAACTGTGTTTATTGTGTAAAGGCCAAGTCTTTACTAAAGAATCTTGGCCTTTCATATACAGAAAAAAAGATGGAAGATTTTAAATCTACTGAAGCTATGTTAGAAGACATTGGTAAACAAGTTAGAACTATGCCACAAATTAAGATTGACGAAAAACTTATAGGCGGTTATAATCAATTGGTTGAGTTTTTTGCTGACCAAGGAAAGGTGAACTTTAAGGGTGAGATTGTTAGTGAGTGAAGATGAAAAAATAATACACTTTCCTACGGATCGTATTGTTAGAAGAAACGATAAAATAGAAACTGTTGATCCTAAAGCAGCTGAAAAATTAAGAGATCAACAAACAAAACAGTTTGTAGAAATGGCTGTTGATGATATTAGTATGAACTTATTAAAACAATTATATGATTTGGCCGTTAAAACAGATAAAGCAAGTTTTACAAAAGACTTAGCTATCATAGTAGATTTAATTAGAGGTTTAATTTATAGAGATTTTGGTATGAAACATCCATCACAACAATTATCAGACAAGATGGTAGGTTTAAACATTTTAAAAGATGGTACACAAACAGCAAAAATTAATTACTCTTTAATATTAGAAAAAATAAAAGATACAAAACCATTAAGTAAAGATTTTAAAAACGAATTAAAGGATCTAAACGATCAAGCAGGTTTGTTTGAAGGAGATAGTTTAGATGACTAACAGAATTGCAAAAGCAATCGCCTTAGCAGGTTGTAAAATAGTTGATTTGAAACTAAAAAGGAGAATATAATGTTGAAATCATTACAAAACCTATTTGGTAAAGATGAATTAGTGAAAGTAAAAGTAGCTAAAAGAACTGCTGAAACAAGAGGCAGAAAATCTTTATCAAAAAAACAAAAAGTGCTAAACCTTTTATCTAAAGGAGCGAATGTAGCTTGGAAAACAATTAGAACTAAGTTTGACTTAGAATCACCAAGAGCTATGATTGATACTTTAAGAGCTGAAGGTTATATGATCTATGGTAATAAAGTTAAAGGTAGAACTTATTACAGATTAGGTACACCTACTAGAGCTATCGTAGCTGCTGGTATTCAAGCACTTTATGGTACACCGTTCAAATATTCTAATCACAAAGTAAGTATTAGAAAATCTGAATTAGCACCAATTAACTAATAAGTGAAGTGTGTGGCGTGATGCAAACACGCCACCTCTCTTAAAAAAATGACTGAATTTAAAAACGGAATATATAATACATTAAGAAGTTTAATAGGTACAAGTATAGGCCGTGCTTTCATTTATACTTTAGGCCACATAGTAATTGCTATGACTTGTAATAGATTAATTACTGGTGCTGAATGGGCATTAGCAGGCGCTGACGCCGTTATAGAACCTATGATTAATGGTGTATGGTATTATGTGTTAGATAAAACTTGGAGTAAATATGGTAAATGATTTGTACAAGATAATTAGGCACATATTGCCAGAACTTTTTAATGAAGACAAAGCATTTAAGTCTATATTACCTAAAGTTACAAGATTTCAAATATTGACAATATTAGCTACAACTTGGGCATTTATATTTGCTCAAATGACAATGAACTTTTTACATTATGGTATTACACTAACAACTAGTATAATTGCTCACATATTAGTAATTATTGGAATTATATTTACAAGAAAAAGTTTAGATACAAAGTGGAACTTTAATGATTATCACAGCGTAGGTAGACAAAGAGCATATACTTGGGCAAGAGATAAACAAGGCAATCCTTACAAAGTACCTTTAGACCCTAACGATCCAGGAGGTGAACACGAATGAATATTAAAGAAATAAAAAACGAAGGAGTAATTACTTATAATGGAAACATTTGATTTCGTAATTTTAGCATCAGTATTGACAACAATCATTTTTGCTTATTACATTTGGAACAATAGAAAATAAATGGCAAGAAGTGGCTGATTGTATTAGAAGCGATCAAGTGCCTGCTTTTGAAATACAACTTATATTTGATCAAAATAAAGACTTTTACAAGTGGTATAAAAAGAAATATTTAAAGAATGATACTCGTAGACCTTAATCAAGTTTTAATATCAAACCTTATGGCTCAGGTAAGAGGTAAAGGTGATGTAAAACCAAATAAAGAAATGATAAGGCATATGGTGTTAAACTCATTAAGAGGTTTTAATGTAAAGTTTAAAGAGGAATATGGTACAATGGTATTATGTTCAGACGCTGGTGATCCTTGGCGTAGAGACTTTTTTCCACATTATAAACACAGTAGAAAACAGGCCAGACTAGATGGCCCTTTTGATTGGGATAATATCTTTAGTATTATTACAGAAATTAAAAATGAAATTGCTAAAAGTTTTCCTTATATAGTAATGTACGTTGAAAATTCCGAAGCAGATGATATAATAGCCACACTTGTAAAATTAAGAGAAGAAAGTAAGTATTTAATTATTTCGGGTGATAAAGACTTTATACAATTACAACATTATGGTGATGTATACCAATGGTCACCATTTTTAAAGTCTTACATTGGTGAACAAGAAGACCCTATTAAGTTTTTAAGAGAACAAATAATAAAAGGTGACAGATCAGATGGTGTACCAAATATATTAAGTGATGATGATGTGTTTGTAAAAGGTGAAAGACAAAAACCTATTACTAAACAAAAGTTGGAAGAGTGGTCAAATATAGAAAACATACCATTAGGGTCAGAAACCAAAAAGAACTTTAATAGAAATAAGAAGTTAATTGACCTCTCTCAGATACCAAAAACGATAGAGGAAAACATTATAAATACATTTAGAAGCTATAAAGTGCCTGACAGGTCGCTACTGTTACCATACTTTATAGAAAATAAATTGAAGTCAATGATTGAAAATATTAATGACTTTTGAACACATATATATGGAGTAAATAATGGAACAAACAAAAACAAATCCAAACCTAATTAGTAAAAGAACTATGACGGCTATGGCCAGCACGAGTGGTAGTGGTGGTGAAACCTTACACGAGATTTTTACTAAAGTCAATAATGCTAAAGATAAACCTAAGAAGATTGAAGTATTAAAAAAATACGATCAACCTTATCTTAGACAAGTTTTAAAAGCAGCTTTTGATCCAAACATAACTTGGGATTTACCAGAAGGAATACCGCCTTATATTAGAAATGAGGCACCTTTGGGTACTGAACATACGTTTTTAAAGAATGAAGTGAGAAAGTTATACCTTTTTATTAAAGGTGGTGACAACTCTCTTTCTAAGACTCGTAAAGAAACCTTGTTTATACAAATGTTAGAAGGCCTACATCAAAGTGAGGCTGAACTACTAATAAATGTAAAAGACAGAAAATTAAACAAGGTCTATAAAGGTCTAACAGCTGATATGGTAAAAGAAACCTTTGGCTGGAATGACAACTTTTTAAGAGAATCAAAGTAATTATCTCTATTTTTTAGGGTGTGACAATCACACCCTATCAAAAACCCTTATTTTTCAACACTTTTTAACGCTTGACTTCTTAGTCAGTTTATGTTATCCTAAATAATATAAAGGAGAATATATTATGAAAAAATACTTGATAACATTAGCAATTATCCTTGCTACATTATGGTTTAGTTTGACGAGTTTTATGAACTCGGTTATGGCTAATGAATACAACAAGGCTGTGATAGGCCACGTGATACAATCAAAAGTTAACGGTACAAATGTTGATGTATCTAAATTGATGGAACAAGAACTTGAAAAAGTTGCTCATCAATTTGCTTTACAATCAATTGTTATATTACAACAATACTTGCCTACAGTTATGGAAGGCGTATTAGCTGATATGAGACTAAAAGCAGACAAAGAATATAAGTGTGCTTTATTAAAAGATACTAAGATTAAAGACGATTGTAAATAATAATTATGAACTTTATTGAACAGATACACAGTATCTTACAGGTGATTTATACATTTATACCAAAAGACTTATTTTTAATAATTATGGTCTGTTTGGTTTTTATAATATACTTATTTTTTAGAGAGGTATTTAAGAAATGGATA